GGCCAATCAAAGATGTCAGTACAAGACCACCATCAACGGTTGTTCCTCCATTGAGAGCGCCCATGATAGCTCTTTGTGCAGCAGCAGCTGTTATAAGGTCGCTACCACTTGTTGCCGTACCATAAATTATCTCGTTGATATACGAGTTAATCGTCGTATCATCCGTATAAGCAACTTCAACGAATGTAGGTGTGCTGGCGTCGGTACACCTATATACTTTGTTAGATTTGTATTGCGTTGTATCTTGCGTAGGAATGAACATATCATTCACTTGCAACTTGCTTGTTCCTTCGACAATCCAAGAGTTCCATGTCGTATATGTTGTAATCTTTGAATCGGCAGTAGATTGGGCAGCAGCAGCATTAGCGAGTGCTCTTATAACGGCAGAATCGGATATTTCCCTCCACGAAAATACAGGGTTACTTTCCGTACCAGTGTTGGAATACCGCCAAGCATAACCATTACTATTGTTGTAATATATATCACCAAGGTGCTTCAATCGCTCTGCATTGTTGTTGTTGGCAGTATCTGTATTCTTCCATGTAAGCTCTGGTTCTGTCGTATCAGAAGGATTTACATTAAAGAACCAAGTATCTATTTCTCCGTCAATCTGCTCTTGCAATCCTTTAATATCAGAACGCAACTCGCTATCATCGAAGTTGTTTTGGTTACTCTTTATATAATTAGAAAGCGATTGACCATCGATAGTACTTGTGGCTTCAATTTTAGCCTTTACCTTTAACTCCTTGCTTTGTGAGTTGTATTGTATGTAAGTACTTCCGTCACGGTCACCGATAAAGGTATCGCCATATACGTTCATATATGCTTTACCAGTCTGGCTATTATAGCCAAGAAGAACCATTTCTTTGCCATCAAGGGTATATTGTGCAGTCCTCTTTGCAGAAAGAGTGGCTGCATTTCCGATGTTACCAATATTTTGGTAAATTTTATAAGAAGGAGAATCAGCTCCACTTGCATACTCTATAATAGCGCCTCTTCGTGTCGAATCATTTACGTTACCAAGCTGGATGACATTATCCTGTGCTAATGGTTCATCAGAACCGCTCATATACCCAGCGTATTCAACACCACCTATCGTATTGCTGTTAGCCTTCGACAGGTCTATATAGTGCTCATCGTCGGTAGGTGTGGAATCCTTACCGATAACCAATCTCCAATAGATATGCTGAGACAATTCGCCACCAATTATATTTGTAACGTTGCAGTAAGCCATATCACCGATAACGAAGTCATTGCTAATGGTGTTGTCGCCATCGGAAGCACGGAAATAACATCTATAATAATTACCATGTGCCTCTACTCGTGTAATCTTTGCTCCAGTAGAAGTAACCATCCTGTTACCTTGCGCATGATGGTAGTCCTTTATCTCGACATTATCGAAGTATGCCTTCATACGGACATACATTCTATCTGCTTCGATATATGTCTTCCCGTCTGCATCCTTACGGAACACGCCACCTTCACCGAGCAGACCAGACACAAATTGATTGCCTATCTGTAAGCCTTTTAGGAATGTGATGAAACCTTGTGCAGTATCGTTTTGTGTCTTGGATAGCTTCTTTGCTATTTCTGCCCACACATTTCTCGAATAGCTTTCACGCAAGATTGATAGGAAAGCTCCCATTTTATCAACATCTTCTTGAACCTTTCCTATGGAGTTTAAAACGACTTCTATATTATCCGTAAGAGTGATGTTATATTGTGGAAGTGGAGATTCTCCGTATTTGATACTAATTTGTTTAACGGAAAGATTCAGTTCTTCTTCTCCATCCATAAATCTTATTATAGAGTTCGGATGGATTTGGCTTAGTATGTGAGTATGGGTAGCGAGAAAATGTTCGTCAAATTTTATTGGATAATCGTAGTAATATACATTGTTCTCTAACATATAAGACTTCATTTGGTTATCCAATCTTCCTTCTGCATTCTTTATATAAGACTCTGGTAACGAAATACCAAGAATAACAAAAGAATCTCCATCGTTTGCATTCGGTGAGCTTTCTCCCTTCGGATTCTGATAGATATTAGGCATAATAGTACCGAACGTACTATTCTCCTTTTTTAGTACAACTTCTATGCTTGATAAATTCGACTTAGGGTATCTTTCTATATTTCTTTGCGGTCCATTAGGTAGGAAGTTCCCATCTTTATCATAAAAGTTGCTTTTGTAATCTTCCCAATCTATTTGTATCGGAAATGTACATCCTCTACAAGCTCCGCTTCTCATGTTTATTTGCATTTCCTCCGTTATAGCAGCGCATGCATACAAATCGAACGAAAGAATAGGCAGCTTAATCTTAAAGAAAGATTGCTTAAATTCATCTCCTTTATCCTTCAAGTCATCTATCCACTTGTCATCAGCGGTCAAATCTTCTTTGAGTGGATATGCATTTAATATCTTAGCTTCTCCAAGCTCAGGCTTTGTGTCCTCAAATTGGTGGTGCTCGTAGCTCGGAGCTTGTTGATTTATGTGATTAACATAATGATAATCTTCACTATCTATTGCATCATAGTAGTCTATCAATGTTAAATCTGGGTCATAATGCGTATTTGGAGTCCCATCCTCATTTAAGAAACTTATTTTGTTAAACAAGGTTTCTCTATATATGCTTGGCATAAGCATAGTTCGAGTAAAAGGGTGTTTTATAAGCTCTACATACTCACCATTCAATATTCCTTTGTATATAGGGAAAGAAACGACCTTATCGAATGTATGACCTCCTATAGTAACATTATTATATACACCTACGTGTTCACCATACGTGAATAACAATCCGCTTTCACCATTCCATTTTATCTGTGGATATCCGTAAGGTATATTCTTATCACTTCCGCAAGAAGATATTCTCGTTATTATCTTGTTGTTTCGAGGAGTTTTTGAATTGTTTTTCAACCCAAGTCCTTGACCTTCGCGAAAAACAAAAGGATTGCCTACTTGCTCTTCGTGAGAGTTCTCGTATACTTCCTCAGAAGGTAAACCTAAGATTATCTTATACCGTTTCCCGTTTGAATATTCTTGTTCTGTATGTGATACATTCTCTACGATATAAGGAAGTTTCCAAGTATCATAGAACGTCTTTAATGCATCGGCTATACTATTGTTATCGAACGAAAGCACATCGCTCAATTTTTCGCTTGTTTCATTCGGAAAACGAGTGCTCTTCTCTACAATCCATTGAGTACCTTGAAGGTTTTTGTTTAGCTTGTCTATATAGTCGTCAGGAGTTCCAATCCATGAGAATTTATTAGATTCGCTCAAATAACTATTCTCATCATCCGATACAGCAACATCGGTAAACGGCAGATTTGCCAATTGGCACATTGGATGGTAGAAAACGAACGAATACTTTGTCATTCCGTTCGTTTCGCCACTATTGCTAACAACTCTTTCTCTTACTATTGTTGGCGGATTGACAAGAACAAACTTAGTCGGAATTTCATTTTCGTCATTAGGATTACGCTTATATTCTATATATTCATGCATAGTCACAGTGAGCGTATTATCCTTATAGTACACATCACAGCTTATCTTGTCATCCAATGCCATAACGGTGCTATCGTATGTAGATTTCCTGACAACGATATCATGGAATGGTGTCCCATCTGCATTATATATGGGGAATACTATATTTTTACCTAATGTGTTAGCCATGCCTTAATTTTTATAATTACAAAGATAATAAATAATACACTTAAAAACAAGGAAAAATAGCACCATTTGGGTATTACTTTCTTTTCTTTTATATTTGTCTTTTCCTGTACTTGTATGCTATCTTTATAACAAGTATCTGTTTTTGCTACTACTCGGTCACGATACTTTGTCTTTTCCACATACTTTGTATCATATATTGTATCTCCCTTTTGAAATACAGTATGATAAATAGAGTCGTGAACATTATTAATCAATGTATCGTGATGTACCTTTGTAACGTATTTTACCACCTCTCTGTCACGATATTCTATTTGTTTTTTGGTAGCGCACGAAGAAAACAATACCAATGCAACTATCGTCCATACGAGAAGTATTCCGTATCTCAGAATTTTCCCGTTGTTTATAAGTTTTTCTGCTTTCATAAGCTATTTCTTTTTAATGTTACCGCTTGCATCTACAATGTACTTAGTATATCCAAGATACATATTTGCCTCAGACACTCTACGCTTCCTTAAACTCAACAATGGTCTACCGCCAGCATTGCACCACTTAACCATTTGGTCTGTAACGTCAATATCGCTACACTTAGCAACTATATATTTCTTCATAGTAGAAGAATTAAAATTACCTACACCAAGGTTAAAAATCCAAGATGCTAAAGCATCGAATTGATTCTGCTTTGAAATCACGCCCAAGTTGTTAAGACACTTTTCAACGGCAGCTAAATCTTCTGCAAGAAACTTGTCAGCTTGTGCTTGGGTTATTTTCATACCCATTTTAACACCCTTAATGTGACCAACTCCTATTGTCGGAATACCAACAGAGTCTTTGTAGGCTGCAAGTTTGCAGCCCTCAAAGTCCTTTATCATTTTAATACCTTTTTGCGAAACTCTCATATTCTACTCCTTATTTTTCTTCTGTTTATTTGTCAGCGACTCTATCCTACGTCCTTGTCGTGCTTGTACCTTACGTATCTCGCTAATGACGTTTTCAAGTTCATTTATCTTCTTCCTAAGCTCTCTGTTCTCCTTGCGAAGTTCTGCGTTCTCCTTTCTAAGCATATCTCTATCGTTTCGGATAAAGTTGCACGATTTTTCAAGGTCTTCTATAGTGTTTTGATATACGTGTTGCTGAGCCTCCCAACCACCAGCCTCGGATTGAGTAGCCTCGCCCTCGCTCTTCCTCTTATAGGCACGATAGGTGAATAACCACCCCGTACCTAACACTACCGTTACAAGTCCTAATATAAATTCCATCCATCCCATAATCACTCCTCTTGGTCTTCTTTTTTATTATCCGCAATTATATCATTTCTATTCTCTGCCATATTTTTTGCCTTTTTTGAATCTGACAATGAAGCTTTGTCATTTCTACTCATAACGCCTCCTCTTTCCTTGATAACTCTGTCTACTTCGTCTGGAGCAGCGTCAGGACATCTTTCAATGATTGTCTGAGTAGATAGATACGGAGCTTCAATACCCAAATTAACAAGCTTTGTATTTGTTGTTTCCAACGACCAAGGTGTAATCTTAGCACCGATACGCACATCTGCGAAATTTGTCGTGCCATTATTCTCTAGGTCTAAGCCTTCTTGGTGTAGATATACCATATCATTCACAAAGCATTGCCAATCCATAGCAGATTGTACGGCAAGAGCATAGTCATTTGACATGGCGAGAGCTATTCCGTTTCCGCCACTTCCTGTGTTCGTGATATCCTTTGGCGTGATAAACGATGTTGAGCTGAATAGAGAAATCTTCTCTTCAAGAGTCTTTAGGTATTTATCCATAGTTTGAGGCTCAGGGAAGTCTAAGACCTTTACATCTTGCTTACCATTTGACGTATCACTCGACAAATTGACAATTAGTGTACCAGCATCCTTCTGTAGATTATCCTTTTCAAGTTGTCCCCAAAAAGCAAGAGCGAAAGTTCCAAATCGTTTCAATGCGATAGCTGATATATTAGACATAATCTCCCACATCTCTATAGAGCTTTCTGCATATTCCCACGCGACTTTCCCTCTTTTTATCAGCAAAGGATTTCTCGAAAATCCATGTCGCTCTGTTTGTATATCCCATCCTTTGTCTCCTTGTATGCAGCGATAATGATTAGTATTATCAAATGTATCTATTACTATTTTATCGTCAAGCTGATAGAATATAGAACGGGCTATTTCAATTCCGTACTCGTCATAGTTAGGAGCGAATTGATAACCATCTTCGTAAGAATAATTGTTTATTGAATATCTGCCAGTGTCTTTATCATAATTGTATAGGACTCCGCAATTACCTAATTGCTTACATGTATTGATAGCCATATACTTGTTCCATTCGCAGTTTCTCCACAACCATTCTTGCTTAATTTGGTCGAACATCTCTCTCTCCTTGTCATCTGGCTTCTTATTGAACAAGCTAAAATCAAGAGGATTTGCTGTAAGGTTTCTCACATGAGCAGAGTGAATCAACTTTTGGAAAGATGCAGTTTGCGTAACTTCAAGCATATTAGTTGGTAGCTCATTTCCATCAATTAGAACCTTAATGTGAGGTATCGCCTTATTTAATATAATATGGTGTAAGTCTGGACGATACTCAGTTATATACAAGTCTTGAGAAACTGGATGCAGCTTTAGATTTGCGAATCCTGTCTCCATAGTAGAGTTGTTACAAATCCAATATGTTGATTTCTCGTAACCATGTGGAATTTTACTTCCTCCTCGTGTAAATGGCTTCATCTGCATAAGCCTCGTAGGTTCTTCTAAGAACCATCGTATATCTTTCTGTCTATTCATATCGAGCTTAGTGTTTGTAATATCCAATCGTTATTTATTTTTATTTTTGGCTTCTCTATTCTTGAATCAATTTCGTTGTTTTCGTCGACTCCAAGCAGAGATAGCATATCACTCGCCTCTAAATTCTTTCTCATAATTCCTGTATCATCTCGCAGCATTCTATGGCAGTCATATATCATACTTCCGCACATAAGCAATACGTTATCGAATAAGTCGGGCGACATTCCTTTTAAGAAATTCTTCATTAACTCCTTGCTTATCATTGTGATTCTACCATTTGGTGTCCTATTGAACTGGAAGATTCTGCTCTCAAAAATCATGTGTTTAAGAATCGTTGTTCCTCCTTGGCGCTTCATGTTCTGATGATTGTAATGCATATTAGCGAGACTTGGGTCATAATGGATAAGTCCAGCCTTCATCATCTGCATCGTGATATGTCCAGCTTCATCTTTTCTAGTCTTGAACTGAGATTTTCCACGGTTAGATGCTTGCTCTGCTCCACTGAACTGCCTAGAATTAGGGAAACACTCTCTAAGGAAACCGAATCCTTGCACATCGATTATCATATCGCTTTCTTTTAGAGAATGCTTATCTCTGAATTGGATAGCCATAATTACAGCATCTCTATTATTGTTGAAAGTGGAATATTTTATATCTCTGCAAACAAATCCATATTTCGACCATTTCTCCCAATACTTAAAGACAAGATTGTCGAATCCAGTCGTAGCCATATCCATTGTCATGAATCTTTTCTCTATTACACTATCTCTAGGAATCTCAACAGGGGCGAACATTCTTTTAACATCAATTTCCGTAACTTGAGAGTTATAGGAATCCTCATCGTCTTGTTCTTCGTCTGTAATTGAGTAGTTCCAATTTTCCGCATACGCAGAAGCTGCTGTCGCAGAATTTGCCGCAAGTCCACGATAACCTTTGTTCTTCGCAAGCATCTTCTTGTTGTCTCGTACACTAAACGTAAAGAATACCATTGAAAGAATAAAGTCCTCGTATGTCATATCTGGGTCTTGAGCAAGCAGAGAATCTATATGGTCTTTACACTTTTCATATACATCTCTCTTTGTTCGTCCCCAATAAGTCTTATTAATATCTCCGTCTTGCATATTGAAGTACATAACGACACCATCCATTGACTTATCTATTGTTCCATCGTCATTAATCCATCCGCCTCCATGCTCACCTTTTCCGCAAAGCTTGCGCAAGAAGCACTCTCGCTCAGGATTTTGTGCAAGATATATCTGAGCCTTACCTTCGCTATCCGAACGCAAACGAGGGAAGAATGACGTTATAGTTCGCCATTCAAATTTGTTACACTCGTCGAATATGAGTTTCTTAGCTTGTAGACCCTTTGCAATTTTGTCGATTACAGTCGGTGATTCGTTGTCAAGCTGTTGGAATTTGATTTCAGAGCCATTATACAGCTTCATACCCATATCTTCCTGTTTACGTATTATTTCGCCTATAGGGTCATGTGGCTGCTTCTTGACACTTCTATCTATCAACGGGTACATTTTCTTGAGAGAATCTGCTACTTTTCCGCTTGCCCAAAAGTCACTCACGTTACGCATAAAGCATACGACCTTTGCATTATCGTTCATTGCAAGGTATTCTATGGGCGAATAGTAAAGAGCGAAGCTTTTTCCTCCGCCTGTACCACCCGTAAAACATACAATATCTGCATTTGAACGGATTGCATACTTCTGATTTCCGTCCTCAAGCGGAGATAATACTATGTCGTTTCTTTTTTTACCCATATAATTTATTTTCTCATGCAAAAATACACATTGTTACAATGTGTTAACGTCTACATAATGGTAAGTTCATAGAATTGTTGCATTTAGGAACTAACTTTTCATCACTTTGTTTTTGCTAAAATGTTCTAATAATTAAGTTTGTAGCAACTTTTTTGTTTGACACATTATTAAAAATAGGAGAAAACTATGACAAAAGAAGAAGTTTTGCAGAAAGCAAACGATTATTGTACGGAGAAAACGTACACGAGTGAGACACTTACTGACGAATTTAAAGAGAAGTTTTCCGATTTTTTCGCTCAGAAATATTCAGACGCATCTGTTGATGACGAAGCTATGATTGCTGATTTAAAGTTCAATCTTGATACAGCTTTCAATGCCACATCAAAAAGTGCAGAATCAAAGCAGAAAGCTTTTGAAGACAAAGAAAACGAATACAAACGTCAGATTGCCGAGTTGAACAAAAAAATTGGCAAGAAGTCTGTAAAAGAGAACACGTATGAGATTCCCGATGAATTGCAAGAGCAAATCAAGGAACTAAAGGCTTATAAAGATAAGCAGGCCAAGGAAGAAAAGTTCGATAATATTATGACAATTGCCAAGAAAGGGATTCGTCAAGACCTACGCAAGTCTTTTGAAGCATTTGCAAAGGGAGTAGACGTTGACCTTAACAAAGCGGATAATGAACAGGCTAGCATCTTGGTATCTCGATTCCAAGAGATATTTAAGGATAGTATTGGTAGCGTTAAGCCACTTGCACCTCAACAGACAGCAAAACGAGACGCAGAGTTCATGTCCCAACTAAAGCCAATTAAAGTTTAACAAAATTAAAAAATTATGTCACAGATTACAAACTTATCTTACTTTTATGAGCGCTCACGCAAGATTCGTGGCGGTCGCTCAGTTTGGGTAAAGGATAGCAACGGAGAAGGTCGAAAGAACGTTCTTCTTGGTGGTACAGTCCTTAATCCGAACAAGGGTTTTGGTCATTTGTGGGCAGCGCAACTAGTACAATATACGCCAGCGGAGGGCTGCCTTATATTCCGTTCATTTGAGATTGCAGAAGATGTAGCTGCTAATGCAACAACTCTAAAAATTAAAGGAGATGGATTCTCTGATGCTCCAGAAGTAGGACAGTATCTAATGGTAGCTCCTGACAATGTTAATACAGCAGGTGCGTATGCTAAGGTTACAGATACTTCTTATGACGAAGGTAACGAAGTGTTCAATGTTACTATAGACAAGAAGTTATCAACATCTAAGATTGATGCAGGTACAATCCTAGTAGAGGCTGATGCAGTAGCTGATGCAGCTCTTGAAGAGCCAACAGGTAACGCAAAGGTGCTAGTACCTAATCCTAACACTTTTATAGAGACTGATGTGGATTTATTGCCAACAGAAGGCTATGGACTAAAAGGCACAGCAAGTTATAGTATTTCCACAGTATATGACAAAGAAGCATGGATTGCTAAGATGCAGCCACTTCCTAAGTATGTATTAGATAAGAACCGCTCTTATATCAAGGGCATTTTTTGGATTTAAAAAAGGAGAAATCGAGATATGGCAAATGCACTAAAAGAAAGATGGACTGCGGAAGAGACAATTAACAGAATGTATGACCATCTGTACGATACAGGAGAGGTCGGCTTCCTACAGCAACTCGTAGATTCTATCGAGTTACAGGAGAACGCAAACTTTTGGACTGAACACTTCGTTATCGAAGGTTCTGAATATGACATTGACCTTGCAGACACAAAGAAGAATCCAGCTTGGACTGTTCAGCAACGAGAAGTTCGTGTTGTTCCTATGGCTGACCCAATGGCTCCGCTCAGTGAGACTCGTCAGCTTGAGACAGAGGGCTTTCACGAGGAGACTGGTGCTATCTTCGGATATGGAAAAGGATTGTTCGAAACATCAATGTCTAAGATTGGACTTCAAAATAGACTCGCTCAGATGTCTCCTGAGGACAGAAGTCTTGTAACAGCATTACAGCGTGGCGTTAAAGACCTTATTAAGTCACACAACCTTCGTCTGTCTAACATGGCAGCTATGACATTGTCTTACGGAGGTGCTTATAATACTACAACAGTTCAAGATATCACATCAGATGGCAGTGCGTCTACAAAGACCTCACAAGGCGCAAGCGGCGTTGTTGTTTCTCAGAGACCTTATATCCCTCTTGAGAACTTCAAGAAAGCAGGCGCTAAGGTTTGGACTGACCCATCATGTGATATTCCTGAGCAGATGAAGAAAATTGAGCTTGATTTTAAGGAAAAGAAGAGCCTTGATGAGTCAACTCCATTTGAATGGGACATTCCATACGACATGGTTGTAAATGTATTGTTGAAGAACGCTGCATTTATAAAAGAGGTAAATCGTTATATTAGATTGGAAGCACCTGATAAAGTCGTTGTTATCAACAATTCAAATTCTTCTATTAATGCTGATACTATTACATGGAAGCAATTAGTAGCATATTCTACTTCTGACATCAGTAAGATTGCTCCTATCCGTGTTGTTCATGAGCAGCAAACTGTACATGGTATTACTTCTTACTATACAGTTCGTGGATGGAAGAAGGGAACTGCTGTATTGCGTCCTCTTGGCATGGCAGGTGTTGTTGTTCACGCTATTCCAGAGTGGGCTAAATTAATGCAAAGTGGTGAAATCAATGATAATATTCAATGGTCTATGGCCAAGTGGAACAACTTGCTTTATATTATCAACAAGATTACTCCTAACGGCATAACTAAATCTTATCATACAGACGCATTGGGTCGTTATGCAACTGTACTGAACGAATCTCAGTATCACGTATGTGTTGACACGACTACAGCTGATAGTTGATTTAAGAAAAAACAGATTGTTTCATAGCTAAAATATATAAATGATGACGATACTTGAATGGCTTGGCTCTAAGACTCGATATACGTTTGATAAATCAACACTTGAGACGATTATATACGATAGAGAATGTATTCCTACTCAAGATGCTTATGGTGGAGAAATTACTCAACGTCAGAAAGACTTAATGATTGCTGATACTATATTTACAGCGGTCATGCTAAGCCCTTCGAGTTCGCCTTCTTATTCTCAATCTCACAATGGCTATCAGAAGACTGTCGGTAGCGAGACCGACATCTTTCAAAGCAGAAAGATTGACTATGCTTTGACAATCTACAAGAAATACGACGATAGCAAGGCAGATATACTTGAAGGTGCAATAAATAAGATAAAGTTCATATCAATCGAAGATATTGATTCTATATGATTAAGGGCGAGATTCTTGAATACCCCTATGAGGGAACGATAACACGCACGATTGCAGGCAAGGGTATGCAGTCCGATACTGTAATTACCGTGTACGAGGGTGTTATGGATGAACACATGGCAACCGATGAGGAAGGTCGTGTGATGCAGACGTCAAGCTACATCATTTCCATCCCTTTAACACAAGACAATGAAGGTAAATGGATAGTTCCGCACAAGGGTGACAAAATTTCGTTGACACGCTACGGGGAGACGTTTAATCTTACTGTTGACAATGCAGACCCCTCTCAGTTAGGTGGTGTAAGTATATACGCAACGAGAAATAGTTGGAAATAATGAAGGAAGGTAAAATAGTCGGATTTAACGCAAGCGAAATAAAGGCTCAGTTAATGGCTAACGCTGTCGCTGAACAGAACCGTCGCCTTGTTGAATACGCCAAAAGTACGATACAGGAAATTGGTGACACCATCAAAACGTACAGCGGTGGGCATCACATGGACGACAAAGGCAACTTGCTTGATAGTCTATGCTGGGGATTGTCATACAAAGGGAAGGTCGTTGAGTCTGGTTTTTATCGGGAGCAAAAGGCTACCGAACTTACTTACTTACATGCGTGGTTTCACGACAACACAGAGCCGATAGGAGGACATGTCCTTGCTCAGAATTTCATGAAGAGGATGGCAAATCTGAACTACTCTGGATGGAGATTGTTCTTTGCGATACTTGCTCCTTATTGGGGTTATTGGGAA